ACAAAATAAGCCTTTCTATCGCTTCGATTTATCGTGATTGGGTTACCATAGCAAACTTGCGCTATGTTTGTTTTATGATCAATATTTAAATAGGGACATCTTTCTTCTAAATACTCTTTAATAAACTCAAACAGTGTGGTTAAATGATAATAACAAAATGATCCTAAAAGAGTATCACAATCAACTTCATAACTATCAGGCGTTTCATTTTCAGTCATATGAATAAAGTCATTGATTGACTTCACTTTGTCGTAAAGCTTAAAGACTTCTTCTTTAGCGTTTTTAAGTGCTAAGGCGTGGGCTCCTAAAAGATCGTTAGCCGCTATTTCAGCGTTTTCAATGTCGATCATTAGCGCAACGGCTTCGACTTGTTCAGGCGTTCTAGTATCGTTGTCACTGGTGTCTATATAACTCATGTTTAACCTCCTATGGTTATTTGTTATCGTCGATATTAGATAAAATCTGTAACGGTCATATTATGATACTCTTCAAGCGTTTGTTTTTCAGGGTTAAAGATCGTTGATTCTCTGAGCTTTTTGTTCGCATGATACTGCTTTACTTTTTCTATACGTCTCTTTTCTCTTTGAGCCATTTTCCCCTCATATCTTGACCATTCCTCCATGATAAACATATACGCAGCTTTATATCGTTGCATATAAGGGTATTCACATAGATAAAATCTACTAGGAACTACAAGCCTGTGATACCCCTTGCCATAAAGACAATACTTGCTTTTCATCGTAGCCGAGGTGAATCCTGCCGCAGACAATAAAGCTCTTATAGCGTCTATTTTTCTTGTATCGACGACATGAGAGCCTGCTGCCATGATATCATAGTTAAATCCATACTCCTTTTTAGCCCTAAGAATTAAGTCCATTAAGGTCATGCGTGGTTCAGTACAAACGCATTTAATTAATCCCTGCGCATTGTTGGCTGGATTGGTGATTAATCCCGTCGACATTATTCTCTTATATACTGACGGTGTAACTGTCTTGCCTTCAGGTGTAATAAAAAGTCGATGTCTGGTTTTCATTTATGTTGCTCCTTTATAATTTACTACGTTTTTGTAGCTGTAAGTTTTTTAACACTAATTTACTGTGTGGTCAAGTGTCGTTTTGTAATTATTTTAATGATTTTAAAAAAAGTTTTATTCATAGCTGCGCTAGACGCATAGATCTATAGAATTATGCAGCCACGAAGAGGAATATATGAATTTTAAAAGGAATGTCTCTTCGAGGTTTGAGGCTACACTTATATTATGTAATTGTAGAATGCTTTAAGTGTTTAAAAGTACATTACACTTATATGGTTCAATTGAAAGCATTTATTTTTAAGTAATTAAGTTTTTAAGTATCTAAAATCTTTATCTTTTATACTTAATTAATTAAATAAATATATAATGTAGTGAAATGTATGTATTAAAGTTTCTGGGTTAAAAAGTGGGAAATATACGAACTTAGTGACTTAGAGCATTAAAACAGTGATTTATGTACCAATCGCCCAGAAACTCTTCAGCGCAAGAGCTCACATTGCTATAACACTATATGAACAAAACGATATTTAAATAGGGATATACTGAGTAAACACTGTAAGATTCTAAACTCTCCAAACCACCACGACCACAAACCGTCCAGACTCTGCGCATGCCATAACCATCGAAGAGCCGCCAAGCAACGCAGCGACTCAACGGCTAAACGCCTAAACGCTCTCTAAGCCATTTAACCATTGAGTGGCTACTACCCTAGCGACCACTATGCCCTGAGCGTTCTAAACGAATCCTCGTAAGCCTGACAGCGTGTCCTGAGCGTACGCTAAGCCTTGGCGAGCGTTTAGGCGTGGTGATCGGGAAAGATGTGTGCGCTAAGGGCATAAAGGTTTTAAGGCTTAGCAGTTGGAGAGTCGAGGTGAACGTGCAGGCGTGGCGATCGTTGTGGGCGTGGTGATCGTGACGAACGTTGAGGAAAAAAGTTCCGTTTAGTCGTGGAGTTGCGTTAAGGCTAAACCCCCTTTTTGTTCTGAACGTCGTGGGGTATACCCTCCCGTCCTCAAAGTCCACAGCGACTTCAAGGGTACTTACTGCACTAATATACATATTGGAGTAATATTACTTACTGTATTAACGTACCCAAGGAGGGGGTCTTAAAAATTACAGATATTTAAAACACCAGTACATACTGCACTAAGAGCCCTGTCAACACCTTTAGCCCTGAAAATAGCTCTTGCGCTCCTGTGAAAAAGTTATATAGAATCGAAGGATGACATTATCGAAGAGCGAGAGATTATTTATCGACGCTTACGACGGTGATGAGGTAAACGCTATGAGGGTAGCAGGATATATGGGTTCAGATAAATACCTCTCTCAGAAAGCAACTCAGTTATTGTCGAAGCCACAAATTGTACAGGCGATCAAAGATCGAAGCCTATACATCGCTACGTCTAAAAAAGCCATAGCTGACAGAGAAGAACGACAGAAGCTTTGGACTGACATCATGAGGAATAATGATCCTTATCACAAAGAAGAGTTCGACAGCAACGGGGTTCCTATTAAAGAAACAAATATTCCAATCGTCACCCGATTAAAAGCATCCGAGCTTCTTGGTAAGTCGGAGGCGGATTTTATCGATAAGCTTGACGTTCAACAGAATGTTACGATCACAGAGCTTATCAAACAATCATACTCAACGACTGACGACATCGATGCCATTGAGGCAGAGTATGAAGAACTCAGAGAGAAAAAAGAACTTCAGCAAAACATAACAATCGAAGACACAAGTACCAACTCCATCGAAGACTTTTTATAATGTCAAACGTACAACGACTGCTCAACAAGCCTGCAAGTCTTCAGCCTCATCAAGTCATGAAGCTATGGAGGGCAAAGCCCAAAATATTCTTTAGGGACGTATTGGACTTTACTCCACTACCATGGCAGGAGGAGTGTGCAGAGCTATATGTGAATAATGATCGTTTAGCTATGGTGGCATCTAAGGGTGTAGGAAAGACTAGATTCTTAGCCTCGATCACATGGCACTTTTTTATTACTCATCACATGGCAAAGATTGCCGCATTGTCGATTACTAAAGATCACTTAATGGCGAACCTTTGGGCGGAACTTCTTAAAGCTCGTGCAGAGTCACCACTACTTGTTAAGTCGACGAATGAAGGTTTCTCAAAGATAACTCTTAAAGGTCATGAAGGGTATTGCTTCATTGATGCCAGATCCTTTCCTAAGCAAGCCGACGAGAGTCAGCAGGCGTCAGCACTAGCAGGTCTTCACGCTGACAACGTAGCCTTCGTTATCGACGAGGCAGGGACTATTCCCGATGCAGTTATTCAAACGGCGGATGCGGCATTATCGACGGGTAGTGAAGGAAATAAGAAAGCTAGGCTTCTTGTGACAGCTAACCCTGAAGAACCTAAAGGTACAATATACCGAGCTTGCATGGGCAAGACGAAACAGAAATGGGCAGTTTACCGAGTATCAGGAGATCCCGATGATCCAAAACGTTCTTCACTGGTTGATAAATTATGGGCGCAAGATCTTATAGATCAATACGGACGTGACGACCCTTGGGTTATGGTGAACGTGCTTGGTAAATATCCAACGGTTTCGTCGAACCAACTACTCACCGAACAAGAAATATTTGAATCAATGAACAGAGACGTTAAGGAATCTGATATTAAAAATCATCAGCTTCGTTTGGGAATCGACGTTGCTAGAGGTGGTGTCGACTCTACCGTTTTCGCTATGAGAAGAGGGCTTAAAGCTTATCCTGTTGAACAAATAAGTTCCAACATTATGGGACCTGAACTTGCGAGTAAGGCTGCCTTCATGGTCGAGGAAAAAAGAATTGAAAGAATCTTTGTCGATAATACAGGGGGCTTTGGATCTTCAGTGGTTGACTCTCTTGCATTATTCCCTAACATCGATATAACACCTGTCCACTATTCATCGAAGGCTCAGGATAAAAGGTACTATAACAAACGAACTGAGATGTGGGTGAGGCTTAGAGATTGGGTTCGTAAAGGTGGATGCTTACCTAAAGACCCTCAACTAGCAGATGAGATACTTATGCCTAAACTTATATTCCATGGTGGAGTATTTAGGTTGGAAGAGAAAGAACAAATTAAATCAAGACTTGGGAGATCTCCCGACAGAGCGGATGCGTTAGCTCAAACCTTTGCAGATGTTGAGCAGCCAAGCTTCTTTGCTGACTATTCGGGGGCGGCAATCGCTAAGCAGTTTCAAGATCCTTTGGACTATTATAGGCATAAAGCAATGTCAACAACTTATTATTCTGATGAGACTCAGATTGACAATTATTATAAAGTGTCGCCTAATTATAGATCATAGGAGCTTTTAAATGGCAAGTCTACTCGGCATGACTCTTTACAATGACCAAGACGAAACGGCAGCACAGCAAGGTGCGTTATCAGGCGCAATGTCGGGAGCGGCAGTAGGGTCAAAGTTTGGCGTAGAAGCTGCTGTTGCAGGGGCAGTCATTGGCGGAGGGCTTGGAATGATCCAAGGAGCTAAGGCATCGAAAAAACAAAGACAGGCTGCGGATCAAGCGGCACAGGCGGCGGAGGCTGCAAGAATACGAATGAGAATAAATGAAGCAGGAAGAGCGGAGCAAGCCACGAACACAATGGCGGCAGGGCTCGCAAGAAACACAAATAAAAATACAAACAATGTCGGCGTGATTGGTTCAGGGCTTTCAAATAAAGCGGCTCCAATGTCTTCTGCCGGAACATTCTAAGAGGTATATAATGGCGAAAAAAGCTAAAGTAAAAAGAAAACCTTCAGGCGATATGGTCACAGCTACAAGGGGTCCAATAGGCGGAATGGTTTCAGCTACAAGATCTGAAGCTCAACCTGTTCTTTCAACTGTTGTATCTGATTCTACAGGGCTCCCTACTCTTTCAGAAAGTATTCAAATGCGTGAGATGCAAAAGGCTAAAGGACTTGGACCTCAAGAAGTTGCTTCTGCTAAAGGACTTGGGATTCCACCTCAAGCAGCTTCTTCTGCTAAAGGACTTGGGATTCCACCTCAAGCAGCAAATAGTTCATCAAGAAAAGCTAAAGTAAAAAGAAATAATGCTAAAAAAGGCGACGACGTTTATGACCCTGAGATAGGCTTTGGTGCTTCTAAAGGACCAAAAGAATCAGGACGTGCAGCCGTTGAGAGAATTAAAAAAGAAAGAAAAGCTAAAGTAAAAAGAAATAAAAAATGAGCAAATTAAATTACGCTGAGGTTACAGCGATACGAAATAGACTTCGAGATGGCATGAGCCGTCAGCTTCCTTTATGGAGAGAGTTGGCGAGGTTCATAGCTCCTGAACGTCTTAAAGAGAATCCTGACGATAAGAACAATGGATCTCGAAAAGACATGAGGATTATAAAGAACCAAGCCGGAAGGTCGTTAAGAACTTTCGTATCAGGTATGATGAACGGGGCGACTCCAAGATCTCGTCCATGGTTTAACCTTACTGTTAATTCAAAGTCGAAGGCTAATTCTTCGGCGGCTAAAAGATTTTTTACAGAGAGTGAGAACGTATTAAACTCTCATTTTCAAGTTTCAAATCTGTATCGTATCCTTCCCATGGCATATAAAGACGTAGGAGTATTTTCAAATGCGGCGTTTGCGATGTTACCTCACCCTCGCTTCGGTTTTTATTTTTACCCTTTTGCTATTGGGACATATGCTTTTGCCTGTGACACTGAGGGAAATACCAATATGTTTACTAGGGATTTCTCCCTTACCGTTCGTCAAATCGTTGAGCGATATGCAGGAGTAAAACCTAACGGCCAGATAGATTGGACGAATATTCCTGTATGGGTGAGAACAAGTTGGGAGCAAGCTAAGTATCTTGAGACCATGGTTCTATCGCAGGTGATTGTTCCTAATCCTACATATAATCCTGATAAGCCTTCTCTTGATCCTGCTGATAAGAAATTCCAATCATATACTTTTGTTCAGGCGATGGGCTCAAACCTACCACCTCAAACGTCTAGCGGTTTTAGAAATGAGAACTCGGTAGGACAAAATGATTTTATTAAGATCAGTGGTTTTGATTATTTTCCTGTTATTACACCTCGATGGGAGGTCATGCCTGAAGAGGACTATGGCGTGGATGGTCCTGGGCACATCGCTTTGGGTGACGTGCAGACTCTTCAAGAGATGGAGAAGTGGAGACTAGAAGCTATTGCTAAAAACATTAAACCACCTATGGTTGGTCACTCTTCTCTTAGAAGACACCAAGCTTCGATACTTGCAGGCGGCATCACTTATGTCGATGATCAAGGAGCGCAAGCAGGGTTTAAACCTGCCTTTCAGGTTGATCCAAAAATTTCAGATCTTATTGCTGATCAACAAGAATATGTTCAGGCTATACGTTCCGCTTTCTATGAAGACTTGTTTCTAATGCTTTCAGGTACAGAGTCAAAGTCGCATGTAACGGCAAGAGAGATCGATGAGAAAGCTGCCGAAAGAATGTCGACGTTAGCTCCTGTGCTTGGTCAGTGGGATCAGGACTTATCTTCTAAATTAATTTCTAATGCTCAACTAATACTTGAACAGGCGAAGCGTTTACCTCCAAGACCTAAAGAGCTTGAGGGTGAATTGTTACGTCCAGAATATATTTCAATCTTAGCTCAAGCGGCTAAGGTAAGTATGATGAACTCGCTTGAAAGATATTTAGGGTTCGTAGTTAATATGGCACAAGTAAATCAAGATCCTGCTTTACTTAAAATGCTTAACGCTGAAAGAGCGATACGTATTTATGGTGATTACGTTGCTATTGATCCGACGATTGTTCCGAGTGAAATGGAGTTTGAACAGATCAGACAAGTGGAAGCTCAGAAGCAAGCGCAGGCTCAACAGATGCAACAAATGCAGGCGGAAGCGCAAACATCAAAAGATTTATCACAAGCCAAGATAGGAGAGGGGTCTATGCTTGATACATTATTGCAAGCATCGCAGCCGTAATATTTTATGATTGATGAAAAAGAAAAGCAAATGAGAGAACGTGCAGACGTTGAGAATGTAATGTCTTCTCCTTCGGGAAGAAGATTTATTTGGCGGATGCTCTGTTCTTGTGGTATCTATAGAGACATTGAGGGGAAGGGCGAGGACGTTTTTAAGCAGATAGGCAGAAGACAAGTCGGACTTCAACTCCTAAGTATTATATCAGATGCTTCTGAAGATCAGTTAGAACTGATGATGAGAGAAGCACGAAACAATGATAAAGAGGAGAAAATAAAGTATGAGCGAGCAATCAAACACGCAGACAACATCGACACCTACGTCGGAGAACTCCCAAGCATCTCAGGCGACGGCCCTGACTTCTGAGCTAAGCAGTTTAAGTAGAGGTGTTCAAGACACTCCTGTTTCAAATGCAGTCTCATCAGTTGAGCATAAAGCTGATCCTCTTTCAGTTAATACGCCTAAACAAAACGAGCAAGGCAAAGACATTGCTCCTACTCCTGCTACAAATGAAAGCGAAGAATATGAGATTGAATTATCTGATGACTCTCCTTTATCAGAAGAAGATCTAAACGAAATTGCGGCTGAAGCTTCAAGATTAAATCTTTCTAAAGAAGATGCTCAAAAACTTTTAGCTCTTAAAGAATCTACATATAAAAAAGCTTTAACAATCGCAGAGCAAAAACAGTTAGAGAAAATCAATACGGCCAAAAAAGAAATTCTTAGTCACCCTGATTTTACAGGCGATAACAAGATTAAAACATTTGAATCAATCAACAGAGTGGTTGAGAAATTCGGTGACGAGAATCTTGTCAAGGCATTAAATACGCCTGAGATAGGGAATAATTTAGCAATAGCTTTATTTTTAAAGAAGATCGGCGACCTTATTGCTCCTGATTCCTTCGAGGGGAAAGGTGCTTTAAGTGCACAGAATGACAGTAAAGAAGCTGTTTTAAAAACACTATACCCAAGTTTTTATAAAAATTAAAAATAACTGTTGACGTGCTTTAAGATATAGTGAAAGCTATTAGTATAGGTAACTATTTTAACGGATTAATTGTTTTACCAAGGAAATAAAATATGGCACTTTTAAACTCAGACTTCCCTACATTACTTGACCTTGCTCAAGCTCCTGAGAATAAAGAAGTATCTGAAGTCATTAACTTACTAGCAGCACACAACCCTATTCTTGAAGACGCTCCAGCTTTTGAGTGTAACAAAGGTACTCACCACGAAACGACTGTTTTGACTGGTTTGCCTTCAGTTGCTTGGGGTCGTTTATACCAAGGTGTTCCTGCTTCTAAAGGTACTCACCAAACTGTAAAAGACACGACTGGTTTCGTAAACTCTGCGGCTCAGGTCGACAGAAGATACGTTGATATTTATGAGAAAGCGGCTGATAAAGCTTCTGTTCGTTTAGATATGGCTGCTCAGCACCTTGAAGCTATGGCTCAAGAAGCTGCAAGAGCAATCTTCTACCACGACACAGCAGTTGATCCAAGCAAGCCAATGGGTCTAGCTCCACGTTTCAACAGCCTTTCGGCTGAGAACGGAAGTCAGATCGTTGATGCTGCAGGTATCGGTAACGACCTTACTTCTATCTGGATGCTAACTTGGGACAAAAGTTCATGTCACTTGATCTATCCTAAAGGTCATAAAGCTGGTGTTGATAGAAAAGATATGGGATTGATTCCGGTAGCAGATGCTAACGGCGATACATACTTTGCATACAGAGAAGAATTTGCTCACCACTTCGGACTTTCAGTTCGTAACTGGCAGTACGTTTCAAGAGTTGCAAACATCGACGTAGGCGATCTTGAAATCGACGCTTCAGCAGGTGCAAACTTAATCAATACAATGACTGAAATGTACTACAAGCACAAAGGTCGTCGTGTAAATAAAGGTAAAACTTGCATTTACATGAACACTACAATCGTAAAATATCTCGACTACCAAGCTCGTCTTGCTCAGAATACTAACCTATTCTTGACTTTCGACAAGTACGGTCCTAACGCTAAAGAAGTGTTAATGTTTAGAGGTATCCCGATTCGTGAGTGTGATGCTCTATTAAACAGCGAAGATCAAGTTTCGTAAACAGAACGTTTTAACTTATACTAGAGGTATATTATGATTTTAGATCAAAATTCACTTTTCTCAGACGCTCAGGCAATTACTGCTACAGCTAACTCTACCAACCACTATGACCTTGGTGAGATGGGAATTGCTGCATATAACAATATTCAGCTAAAAAGAAACCTTGGTAAAGCTAAGGAATCTCCTCTTTTAATTCAAGTTGTAGAGGCTTTTGACGCTTTGACTTCACTTCAAATAATTGTTCAGACAGATGACAACGATTCTTTCTCAAGTGCGAAAGACGTTATGTCTGTAACTGTTCCTTTAGCTGAACTTGTTCAAGGGTATATCTGCCCTATCGACAGACTCCCAAGAGGAATCGTTGAAAGATTCGTTCGTCTAAGATATGTTGTTTCAGGAACAGCACCAACTGTTGGTAAAATTACTTCAGGCTTCGTAGTAGCTGTTGATGGCTCTTACGTAGGCTAATAGTTCATAGAGGGGATTATGGAAACTGAAAAAAAGAAAGTACAAAGAAAGATTCAAAAAGTATCCATCGAAGCCGTAGCGGTCGACGATGGATATTATAAAGGGCAAATTATTCCTACAGGGAAGAAGTTCCTTTTTGAGGGTGTGACCAAGGATGGTAAGCTCCCTTTATGGATTAAGGCTGCAAAAAAATCAGCTAAGAAAAAAGTAGAAATCGAAGAAGACGAAGAGTCAGACGTATCTGATCTTATCTAACTAGGAGGACGTAGTGTTGGATAAACTCGACATTGCGAATCTTGCGCTAGGTAAATTAGGTGTATCTTTAGCCATCGCCGACTATACTGAAAATTCTGTTCAAGCAAAAATAATAAGAAGACATTTCAGGATGACTTTAGATACCCTGCTAGAAAAGCATCCATGGAATTTTGCTACTAAGTTCTCTGCATTATCTCTGGTATCAGAGGATGCAAAAGAACAGTATCGCTATTTATATTCTCTCCCTTCAGATTGTTTAGTCCTTCAAGAAATTGCAGAAGAAAATAAATTCTCACTTGTTGAACAATATGAAGACCAGAAATATCGATGGCAAGAACTTTATACAACAGGAAGCGTAAGAGTTCGCTCAAATGTACCAGACGCTTTTGGTAAATACACCGTAAGACTCGACGAAGATAAAAGCTTTCCTAATTATTTTGGAAGAGCTTTAGCGGCCATGCTCGCTATGGATATTGCTCCATCACTCATCACTAACAACTTTCCTAAAGTCAAAAGAGAATTAGTAAATGACTTAACGGCTGAAGTGAATGAAGGAATCGCACAAGATATGAGCCGTCAGCCTTTAAGGTTAGACTCGCTAAATCCTTTTGTTCGTGCGAGAATGTAATCATGTCATCAGGAAAACAAGTATCTTTTCAATATGGTGAAGTTGCACCTTCTCTTCGTTTTAGATCAGACTTAGCGTCTTATAGTAATGCTGTCTCTAAACTTAAAAATATGTATGTGAGAAAGACAGGTGGTCTCTCCAACAGAGCAGGCTTCGAGTTTCTCGGTGTTCATCCTAATCAAGAAAAGATTCCATCAACTAAAGGTTCTTCAGGGCCGGGGATTAAAAGCGTATTCTTTAAGAACCCTACTAACGGGGTGTTTACATATCTTGAGTATGGGTACGTTGCAGGCATGACAAATGCTTATAGATTTTCTAAAGCGTTTTTTGTATCTACATTATCGGCGGTGGCAGTAATTCCTGACGATTCTGTTGAAGCAGAAAGAGTCAATTATACTTTTTTAAAAGATCATGTAATCATTACCCCGTCGATGGAAGCGACTAAAGACGTTAATGGTGTTTACCGATATTCAACTCAAGACATAGAAAGTTTTGCTAATAAAACTTTTTTTGGTTTTTCTTCAATGACTGGAACTTCTTTTGGTAGGGCTCCTTACTTGCCTGTAACATACAAGGTAACGGCAGTAATGGATGATGGTTTAGAGCTTGATGTTGCTTCATTTACGTCAGGCCCTATTGCTGATCCTAGCACACCCCCCGGAACGATTGTACTTCCTCATGCAGAAATGACCTTAAGTATTACCGTAAATTTTATAGGGCCTGTAACGGGTGTTAAATTTTTTAATATCTATCGAGGCAACGGCAGAAATGCTACGTTCTTTAAACTTGCAGGAAGAACTAGAAATGCAGGGGGCTCAAGTTTTGATTTTATAGATTATGGCTCAGAATCATTTGCAGAAAATCCTCCTGAAGATCTCACACTTCGAGGGGCAGGGTCGGCTGTTTTAGGCGGAGTCAATGTGGCTTCATTCTATCAACAAAGACTTTTTATGGCTTACGATGTTGAGACAGCTACAAATATTAAGTCAGGTGAGATCGGAGTTTCTAAGCTCGGAGCCCCTGAGCAAATTGTAATGCCTACGATATTTAATAATACAGCAGCCTTTCAGTTTTCTGTTCCTATTGTTGATGGCTCTAATGTAGTTGGTATGCTTCCTATGGAAAGACTTATCGTCTTGTCTGAGAAAGCGGCATACGTTATTAGAGGGGGAGAGCAGGGGGTCATCACACCTACTTCAGTAAATCCAGTAAGAATATCTGAAACAGGATGCTCTGAAAACGTTCAGCCTAAAATGAAAGGGAACGTAGGGATATATTTAAGTAACGACCATACCAAAATTATGGCAGTACAGTTCGGTGACGATGGTAATTTAGGCATAAGTGAAATGACATTACTCTCAAATCATTTAGTAGTTGAAAGTGACATTCATAACATCGAAGTTGTATCTTCCGAAACAGATCTAGCAATAGCTGTTAGGCGTGACGGTAAACTCCTCGTTGGTTCTATAGGACCAGACTTTGCAGGCTTTGCTGTATGGGAAACTGACGGCTTTATCGAAAACATTTTTACGGCCAAAGATACTAAAAAGATTTATGCCAAAGGTAAAAAAGTCATAGGCGCAGGGGAAGAACTCTTGTATCGTAAAGATCCTTTAGTTGAAAATATTTATGCTTACGTTATTCGTGACGGTGTTCGTAATATAGAGGTTATTCGTTTTAGACAGGACGACGAAAGGAAAGGGGAATTTTTTGCCGATTCTTATCGTATGTTCGGAGAGCGTTTACTTCAAACAGATTTAGGGTGGCACAGACTTCACCACGTTGAGCATATTCGTTCGGTTGCAATGCCTTCTTCTTTTAAAACAGTTAATAACCCTTTCCCTTTCATAAATTCTTACGATCCATCAACAGGTATCTATTCTCCTGCTTCAGCAAGATTAAATATCGTAGGTGGTACAACGTGGGAAGCTAACGAAGTCGTAGAGGTTCAGTCTACTCATGTAATCACTTCTCCTACAGAAGGAAGAATATTCTTTTACTATGGGGATGAGGACGAAACGAAACAGTCAAAGATTGTTTTTGTTTGCACAGGCACAGGGTCTTCTACTACAATTGATTTCCCGTATGCTTACGAAGGATACTTTTTACAAGATATTCCTTCTGAACTTCAAGACGCAGAAACTCAAAACCTACCTGAAAAATTATTCTATCAGACTCGTTTTGCTAGAGCTTTTGATTCAGTTATAAACCTTACTCATCTTGCGAACAAAGACGTCGCAGTAATGGCTGACGGACTTGTATTGTCTTCGCCTAATAACCCCGATGCTCCAACTCTTACGGTAGATGGATCAGGTGTTCTTGAGCTAGGTGATTTCTACGCTTATGGATATGTAGGGCTCCCTTATGAGTCGGAGGTTGAAACATTACCTATCGAGCCTTCAGATGGAAGAACTCTTTCAGATGATCGTAAGTTGATTAATAAGATTGGCGTTGCGCTTGATAAAACTCGTGGTGGTTTTTATGGCCCTGAAAATGCAGTGATGGACAATATGACCCCGATGCTTGCAGATGAAAATCTAGTAGCTGAAAACGGTATTACCTTAAATTTTAACGGCCATAAAAGTATTCATGTTGAATCGACATGGAACGAAACAGGCATTATCAAAATAAAACAAGTTGACCCCCTTCCCATGACTATACTCGCAGTTTATCCTAAAGGGGCGTCAAGCAACTAATAGGAGTTCATATGGGCTTTAGAAGAAGAGTACCTGTCAATAATATAGATACCATTCCTGCTGATCAAATTTTCAACCAAGATCCTGTTTCTCAAGGAGCTTTTGATTCTAAATTAAGAAGTACGGTTTCAGCCCCCATTACTCTTCAGACAGGGCAAGCTCCTGAATCAAATACTTACGACGACTTAACTCCCAAAAATAAAGATAAAACGGAAGTAAGCGACGCATATAAAGGACTTAAAATAGGTCTTGCGGCGGCAGAGTTTGGTATTGACATGATGAACGCCAACAGCAGGTATAGAACTATTAGTGATCAGGCGCAGTTTAATATCGTTCAAGCCCAAAATCAAAGGGCAGATTCACTATATCGTGGACGTTTGGCGGCAGGTAGGGCAGAATCTAAGGGTAGACAAGCAGGTGAACAGTCTCTTTTAGCTTTAGCGGCGCAAGGTCAAGATGTATCAGGCGCAGCCGCTCAGAGAGTTCAGGGATCTTACGAAGCAGTCGGAATTGAAAATGCTCTTCAAGAGGAAATAAATTCGATGAGAGAAGCTTTAGGTTTTGAACTTGAACAGATTGGCTACGATTATCAAATAAAAACGGCAGGCATTGAACGTGACGCAAGTGTCATTTCATCAGGGCTTCAGTTCATTTCATCTTCAGTGGGAGTTTTATAATGGGACTCAGATCACCTCAAGAAATGGAAATAACGTCTGTTCAGCCACAAAGAGCAACACGTTTGCAAGGCGGAAGAACAGGGCAAATAGATCCTTCTTTCCTAAGAACATTAGAAAGTATTACTGAACAGCGTGAAAAAGAAAGACTTGAAGGGGCTAAGGCTTCAACAAAACTTGCCGAGGATATGGCAGAGCAGCAGATTAGAGAAAAAGAAATCGAAGCTAAAGCTAAAGCGGCGAGTACTCAGGGCTTAAACGCTTTACAAGAGACTTCTAAACAAAGAGAAGAACTTCTTAAACAAGCAAATGATATTGTTTCCAAGATGCCTGTTGAACTCCAAGCAAAGATGCAGCCTAAGATTTTAAAGTCAGTAAACAATTTTAACGTTACAGCGATTCCTCACCAGTACGGAGAAATAGCTAAAGTTAGAGAACAGGTAGGTAAAGATAAAATCGTGGCAAGAAGAGATGATGCCATTGAAAGATCGGCGGATATGGAATGGTTCTCCACTGAAGGGCTTAAAGACGTTGCAGACAGAGCGACTGAGTACGGTCGTTTAAAATATGGAAACGAAGCAAACGTCGATGTCGGAGGTCTTACCGCAGGTGAAGCCATTCATGCTATCAGGAAAGAAGCTGTAGCTGAAACCGTCGTAGGCGCAATAGAAGTTCAAGCAAAGACCAACAGACTTTCTACGGCCCAAGAACTTTTTGCTAAACACGAAAAGGACTTAACTCCTGCCATGAAGGTTAAGGCGTTAAATATTCTTAAGAAAGCGGAAGTAGATACTGCCGACAAACTTGGCTTGTCTTTTGCTGAAATGGCAATGAAACAATACCCTGAAGATATGGCCGCTCAAGAAGCGTTCATGAGGGCCAATGCTCCTAACGAAGATGTGTATAAGTCAGGCGTTGCTTTTGCTAAAAGTATTTCAGGTATCAAAGCACAACAGAAGAAATTTAATGATGAGAAAAACTTAGGTGAAGCTTTGGATGCGATATCGAAGGGTCAACCGTTGACGGCTAAATCACTAGAGAATGTAGATCCTAAGTATCATGATAAGGTTAGAACATACGCTATTAATCAGGCGCAAGGGAAATATAACCCAACAGACACAAGAGTATTTAATTCTCTTTTAAAACAAGTTCAAGACGATCCTGAAGGTTTTGCTACCAGCTTAAACCTAAGTGCATACGCTGCGGATCTTAACGAAGAAGACCAAAAGTTTTTTAAAAGAATTAAAACTAATTTAATCGAAGCAGGAAGAAAAGAAGACTTGAGAGTTTACAACAGAGGGAACAGAGTGGCTAAAGACGTCACTTCTCAATTCCTAAACGCTAATAAAGTATTTAACCCCGGCCAGAGATCGAAGGTCGAGCTCGCAGTTTTTGATTACGTTTATGAGATGATCGGTAAAGGCGAAAGAGATGAGTCCAAGATAAGAAGATCTACACTTAAAGCCTTAAGAGACTTTGGATATAAAGAAGAAAAAAGAGATACTTGGTTTGGACTTAGTTCTGAAACTATTAAAACAGTATTACCTTCAGGATCTTTAAAAGGTGAAGTTCACCCTTCGATAATAAATAAAATTAAAACAAGGTACCCTAAAATGTCGGAGACTGAGATTCAGCAGGTAGTAAGTGATATGCAGAAAAACGGAATTGATATTTATTCTGAACAATAGAGGGGAACGTGGCAGGAATTACAAAACAAACTAAAGATTTTATTAAGAAGCACGAAGGCTTAAGACTTAAAAAGTATAAAGACTTTAATGGCAAATACGCCGTTGGGTATGGAGATACATTAAACGTTAAAGATGAAATATCAGAGCAAGAAGCTGAAGAGCTTTTAGACAGAAGACTTTCACAAGGTTCTGAAGTAATTAACAAACATTTAAAACGTGACATACCTCAAAACCAATATGATGTTCTTCTTGACCTTGAGTATAATTTAGGAGCCACTAAGCTTTTAAACTCAGGGCTAATCGACGTTGTTAATAAAGGCAATATCGATGAGATAAAACTTGCAATAGGGAAATACACTAAAGCAACTAACGAAAAAGGACAGCTTGTCGAACTTCCTGCTTTAGTTAAAAGATCACAAGATCGTTTAAAACTTTGGGGTGGAGCACTTACGACTGATAATACCGTAGACGCTTTCCTCGATAAATATGAACTTCCCGTTGTTCAAGGTCAGTCAAGCGTTGATTCATTTTTAGATAGCTATAAAAAAGAGGAGGTTCCATCTCCTGAGCAGCAAAGAGTCGCAGGACTTAATACGTCAGAGACACTTGCAGGGGATAAGCCTGAACTAGAATTTATTAAAAAAGCTAAGCAGCTTGCAAGAGAGGAAAGAATTTCTCAAGCTGATGCAGAAGCTATTCTTTTCGAGCGTGACTACGGTTCAGCTAAAGTCGAAGCTCGTAAAGAAACACTAGCTAAAAAATACCCTGCCACTTCTAAATGGGCTTCAAAGCCTGAGAATTTTGAGGTGTTAAAGTCTTCTCCTGATAATGTGATGAAGATTGAAAACGTTTCTAAGAACTTATCGCCAAGCTATCTTGATGATCTTGGAACGGCAGTAAAGTCAAACATTTTTATTTATCAAGAATCTTTTGCCCATATTGCAAACACACTAGGCATAATGGACGTAGATCAAACTGAAAAACTTTTAAATGAAATCGATCAGGAAAAACAGAAAGCTAAGTTTGTCACGTACCAAAAAGGCGTTGATAAAATAAACAAAGCAGGTCAGACACTTGAGGAAACTTACGGCGAAGGTTTTAATAAAATAGCTGAAGCATGGGACTCTTTGTTTTATAATCGTAACGATCAAATTGATAAATTAAAAAATGCTTATGATGGTTCAGAGGCAGCACTAAATAGTACCCTCGAATTTATTACAACTGCTTTTCAAAATCCTAAAGAGTTTGGATTAGTGGGCGTTCAATCGGCAGGAACTTTTGTTTCTCCATACATCGGAGCCCTCGCAGGTGCGGCCGTAGGAACTCCTATTGGTATGACCGTTGCAGGCGCATCGGCAGGACAGCTTTTAGGCTCAGGTATTATAGGGTACGGATCGTACCTTCAAGAGCAGCTTGAAGAATTTAGAGATCCTAATACAGGTAAAATTGATTTAAAGAAAGCATACAGTGATCCTAACCGAGTTGCTAAGTGGAGATCTCAAGCCACTGTCTATGGTATTTCACTTGCTCTTTTAGATAAGCTCTTCATGGGTAAAGCAGGTAAAGAAATTCTTAAGCCTGTAAGCGGTGATCTCGTAAAAAAGATTGCAGGTAAAACGGCTCAACTTGCTAAAGGTACAGTGACTCAAGCGGTAGGTGAAGGAGTCGGCGAGACAGGAGCAACTATTGCCGCCGATCTTACAGGTGTTCCTTTTGGTGACAAGATGACTTTTGAGAAAGTAGGTCGTGCAGTAGGTAAAGGCTTCGTAGAAGGAGCCGTATCTATTGTGACAGGTGGAATGGCAGAAGTCGGAGGAGCAGGCGTACGTAAAATTATTTCAAGTACAAATAAACAAGCGGCGGCAAAAACTGCCGATAGTGTAAAGAAAACTAATGAAGCGGTAGGAAGTTTAGAAACTTTAGCAGAAGTTCGAGAGATCGTAGAAAACGATCCTAACCTAAAAGAAAATCCTGACGCTGTAAAAGAGTTAATCGAAGAGTCAGTAAATCCTGAACCGACTGACGTAGAAGAGTCAGATGTTTTTACTGAAGAATTAGACAACGATATTAAAGATGAAATTAAATTAATTGATAACGAGAAGAAAGGCTTCGTATCCATCACGCCTTCAGAGTGGAACAAGTATCATATATCGAAGGGCATTGACCCTGCTGATGCCATAATGAATTTAGGTCCATTAGCGGCTGACCAATACAATAGAAACAAAACAAGCGACACTAGCTTTTCAGTTCCCATATCTGATTGGGCCGTAGGAACTCTTAGCTCTCCTCCTGATATTAATCTAATACCTAGAGTGAACGGTAATGATCTTAATGCGGCTGAAGCTATTAAGACAGGACAGGACATTGAGAAAAACCCTTTAGTGTTTTTTAGCCAAGACGAATTACCTCCTACCCCTGAGCAAGAAGTAAAAGACGTTTCAGGTACACCAATCACAGAGCAGGTCATCGTCGAGGAGGATCAAGACCCCGAGGCTCCAACACTTAGACCCGTAAAACTTTATGGTAAGTTTAGAGATGCTTTAGAGAAAAAAGCTTTTGATAAAATTCGTAACCAACTTAAAGGTGCTTCAAAGGTAACTAAGAACATTTCACCTGAAGCCATCGATGTTGTCGCAGAATTACAGTTTAGACATTTAAGAGCTAGAGCAGAGATGCTTAACGTTCCTATATCTAAACTTGCTGACGATCTTGATTTTGGTAAAATGATTAAGGCAAAGAGCAGAGGATCTTTTATTCCTGACCAAAGTTTAGCGAGTCCTTATGCTAAAGTTGTTTTAACTAAATCGGCCGACGAGACAACTGTTCTTCATGAGCTTGGACATTCGTGGCTCCATGATATGTGGGCGGATGCTCCATACATTAATGCTATTGCTGAAGATCAAATTACAGAACAGCAAAGAGAATACAAAGAAGCTCAACAAATTTTAGTCGACATGATTAAAGAGCGTGGGTTTCAAATTGAAACAATGGCTGACTTATACAATAGAAAGGCTGAAGAAGTGCAGGCCATTCATGAAATGTTTGCTCAGACAGCAGAGAAATATTTTTATGAAGGTAAATATACTGACTCAAGAATCACAAAACTTTTAAACGTATTTAGAAAATATTTAACAAGAGCCCTTGAACTCGTAGGTACGACGTACCCTCAATGGCCAGCACTTGAGATCACACCTAAGATCGAAAGAATCTTTACGGCCATACTAGATGCAAGCAACAAGATCGACGAGGTTCTCCCTCCAATGTTCTCTGACCCTATGTTTGATCCTAGCTTTTTAGGTAAAGATGGACAGGAATACATCGACGCAATCTTAGACTCAAGATCTGAAGCCGTTGGCGAGGTCTACGCTAAGTCGTTTAATATGTCGATAAGAGATAGAGAAAATGCAATTAATGCAATCATTGATCAATACTATACGGATGCAACAGACGAAGCTAATCAACGTCTCTCTATGAGGATTAAGAACAACTTCGACGTGCTCTACAATGATTTTAAAAACGGCTCAGGTGATGACCCTAGAATAAGCTATGAGTCTTTTGCTGAAGCGATGGCAGGCGGAGACGTTAATAAAGCGGATCAGCTTAAAGCCATGATGCCTAAGAATATGATCAACGGAAAAAAGAAAGGCGGCGTAGATATTAATGATTTTATGGCAGCCGTTGGAATCGCTGACCCTGCTGAGCTTTTCACTTTACTCAAAGAAGCAGCAAATATCGATAAGGTCATTGAGGATATAGTGGCTCAGAGAATTGAGAAAGATATGCCTGTCCTTAAAACGGATCAAGAGATTCACACAATCGCAGAAGCAGCCGTTCAGAATAAAGGTAAAGAAAAATTAATGCGTAGAGAAATGCAGATCCTTCAGGAAAGATTTCCTACGGAATATGCGAACCTAGTACGCCAAGGCATGTTGCCTGCCAGCCAATTAGGCACAAAAGCATATAAGAAAGCCATGTTAATGCAGGGCTACAAGATCGTTATGGGTCTTCCTTTCAACGCTTTCTCTCCAAGAGCCTTGCTTAAAGACTCCGATTCCTTTGGTCGTAAAGCGGCAGATGCCTTCAGACGTAAGGACGTTCAAGGGGCCATGGAGCTTAAGCATCAGCAAGCCATACATTTTCAAGCCTATCAAGTCGCCGAATCTGTAAAAGGTGAAGTGGCAAAAGCTAGAGTTTTAATTAAAAAGAAATTTGCAAAATATGCAACAAGTAAAGATTTCTCTAACAAACTAGATGCAGACACTATGCTCTACGGAGTCGAGGTTATTAATACTTTACTAAATGGATCTTATAACCTTCCCGACTTTTCAACTGAAAACTTTGACGACGCTTCGGCAGTAAACTCAGATCACGTTAGACTTATAAACGATATGGTCGCTAACGTAAGAGCTCTTGGCGCAGACAAGAACACAAAGCAGATGAACGTCGTTGAGCTTATGGCCGTTGGAGATCTTCTTGAGACTGTTCTTAAAGTCGCAAGAAAAGCAAAGACACTAGAACTAAATAATAAAGCTATTGATCGTGAAGTCTTAATCAATCAAGCCATTGTTGAGATCGGAGACAGAAAAGCAAATGACCCGACTCTTACAGCAAAACAGCTTGATGAGATGGGAATTATTCTTTCAACTCTTAAAGGTGGAAGAACTTACGAACTTAAAAACATGCGTACACTTCTTTCATCACTCTTTAAAACAGATATTGAATTTGAACAGTCAGTGCTAGGGCAGTTATACAATGAGACTTTAAACGCTGAAGCTGAAAGAAATAATGCTCTTGATGAGCAAAGAGCTAAGGTTGAAAACGCTTTAAAGAACGCTTTCAAGCGTAAAGGTATGTCATACATTTTAGGAGCGGCAGGAAACTTTTTAAAGGCTAAAGATAAAAGATCTCAGGTCATCAACTCTCCTGAACTTAAAGTATCCTTTAATAACGTAGGGGAGCTTTACTCTTTCCTTCTTCATTTCTTAGGAAGTGAGTCTGGTGCAGAAAAGATTTTACTTGGTGGCATTAATGGTTCAGGACCATTGGTGGCGTTTAATGATGACTTTACAGAAATCGACGAAAGTAATGCTTGGAAGTTTGTAAACAGACTAATCGAAGAGGGAGTCTTAACTAAAGAAGACTTTGATGCTCTTCAAACGGTATGGGACTCCTTTGATTCGTTCTACCCTAAAGTTAAAAAAGCTATTAGAAATACTGACGGCAGAAAAGTAAACTATATCGAAGGTCGAGGGTTCACAAATAAGTTTGGAGCTTATAGAGGAGGGTATATTCCAATCTCTAAGGCTTTAGACTCACTTCCTCAAGCGGCAAGAGATCAGCTTTTAAATCCTGATGCTAATGGGTACCAAGTCAATGACCTCTTCCCTCACATGTACACAGGCATGGCTTCGTTAAGAAAGAAACAATACTACGACGTGAATCTTGATCTCGGTAAGATAACTTCAAAACTCGCAGGAGTGGCGAACGTGGCGTACCTAAGAGAGCCAATGATGAACATTGGTAAATTCTTTTCTGATGAAAATCTAAACGTCGTTCTTGAGAACCGTCGTCCTGACATTACTACAAGGGCAATAGTTCCATGGTTTAATAGAACTAAACTTCAAGAGTACGTTGCTCCTTCTGACAGCTTCTTAGATACTTTTGCAAAACAAATAAGATCAGTAGCTCCACTAAATTTTTATGTTGGTAACTTAAAAGTTGTAGGTATGCAGTTCTTAGGTATTCCTCAAGCTCTTCCAGTGGTAGGGGCTAAAGCTTTAACTAAAGGCTTGGCAGCGTACACGACGAATCGTGAAACTAAAAAATTTATAACTGACAGATCAGTGAGGATGAAGCAGAGATTTAGTAATCATGAAAAGAACATGATTAAAAATACTGAAGAGTTAGACCTAAACTTTACACTAGCTAAAGATGCAGTAAATAAAGGTAATAAATTAGCATTTATCGGTATCTCTCCTGCTCAAAGAATTGTTGACCAGATCGTTTGGCTTGGAGCCTATTCAGATGCTCAAACAAAAAAGATGACTGAAAAGCAAGCAGTTGCGTACGCCGATAATGCTGTTGAAAAAACTCAAGGATCGTCGACTGTTGCCAATATGGCTAACATTCAATTTGGCTCACAATCTAAAAAACTTTTTACTATGTTGACTTCTAACCCTCTTGCAATTAACGGGATCGTTTATGAGAAACTAAAAAGATCGGAGGGTGCGTGGGAGAAGTTTCAAGTCGTATCCTCTGCGGCCATATTCTTTGCTCTCGTACCTGCCATTGTTCAAACAATGCTAGGAGAGATCGGAGCTAAAGGAGAGGAGGAAGACGAGGACGAAAAGAAACAAAAGCAAATGGACAAGATAATGCTCAACATGGGGCTTAACGCTATCGACATTGTGGACCCTGTTTTCTTAAGACCTTTAGGTGGATTGGCTTATAATCGTTTTGAATTGAGTCCGGGGATTTCTAACCTTGGTCAAAGCTTACTTCAAACAAAAGAGGCTGCGGCTAACCTGTCTAATGGCGTTGAGCTAAATGCTAGAGAAATAAGTGGAATGTTAAATGCGTTTACCTATATCACAGGATTGCCTTTATCTGTTGTAGGAAAAGGTGTATCATTAAATGAGTTCCTAACAGATGAAGATTTACTGGAGCAACGCAAAGCAGAAAGACGTTGGAGAAAAAGAGAACTTAAATATTTAGAAAGAGAGGAATAGATGGGAATAAGAATCGACGGCGAATTGATAATCATTGACGGCGATATGTCCGGTAATGTGGTTTCAGATCCTATCAATCTTTCAGCTTTTGTAGGCGCAGCTATTCAAGCAATATATACAGGTTCACCTGATGGAGACTTAGACTTCGAGGGTTCATGCCAACTGACTCAAGATCCAAGCTTAGTGACTGAGTGGACGATTCTACATTCAGAACCTATATCCGCCGCAGGCAATAAGATCTTTAATTTCAAAAATACTTTTTATAAATGGGTAAGACTTAATTATAAATTTAACTCAGGGTCAGGTCAGCTTAACGCTACCGTTGTCCTTAAGGGGGATTGGTGAGTGATTTAATAGAAATTCCGGGGATTCAAATAACAGGCGTTGCGACTGAAGCTACACTTTTACAAATTGAAACGGCCGTAGAAAGCGTTGATACTAAGACTCCTGCCTTAGTGGGCGGAAGAACTCCTGTTGATGGCTCAGGGGTCACACAGCCAATTTCTGCAACGGCTCTTCCTCTTCCAACAGGAGCCTCGACGGAAGCCAAGCAAGATACAGGGAACACAAGCCTTAGTAGCATCGACACAAAAACTCCTGCACTTATAGCAGGTAGAACTCCTGTTGATGGCTCAGGGGTCACTCAGCCTATTTCAGCAGCTTCTTTACCGCTACCAACAGGTGCAGCGACAGAGGCGAAACAAGACACAGGCAATACAAGCCTAGGCAACATTGATACTAAAACTCCTGCCTTAGTGGGCGGAAGAACTCCTGTTGATGGCTCAGGAGTCACACAACCAATATCAGCAACGGCTCTTCCTTTACCGACAGGAGCGGCGACAGAGGCGAAACAAGACACAGGGAACACAAGCTTAGGCAGTATTGATACCAAGACTCCTGCCTTAGTAGGTGGAAGAACTCCCGTCGATGGCTCAGGGGTCACTCAGCCAATCTCTGCAACGGCTCTTCCATTGCCAACAGGGGCGGCCACTGAAGCCAAGCAAGATACAGGAAACACAAGTTTATCAAATATAAACAGCAAGATTGCATCAAGTTTGGTTTCTGATCCCCATGATGAATTAGTAATTTCTTATGTCGGAGCGACCGACGATATTGATACTGTCGTTTACAAAGCTGCGACTGTGACAGTGGCGACTTTAACAATGAGCTATGACGGTAATGGAAGACTTTCAGGCGTAGTGAGGTCATAACATGAAACAAGTATTTAACCCACTATCGGGATCTTTTGACCTTGTAGAGGATCAATCAGCAAAAATAAAATACACCCCAACAGTCGAAGGCGACTTTGAAGCTCAACCAACTGAAGTAAAATCTGCATTAGATCAAATCGCATCAAGAAAAAATCCTCTTGATATTTTTGTGCAATTACAAGCAAGAGAAGATTTAGGTGATTGGTCAACTGGAGATAATGCGACCTTTCTTGGCGGGGGTACATTAGCAGGGACATTTGAAAAAGAAACATCGTCGCCACTAAACGGTGTAGCATCTTATAAATACACTCAAGCAGCAAGCTCTCTTGACGACTACATTGCCTCGCCTTCTCAGCCAGTACCTTTAAGATTTAGAGGTCAAACTTGCAGTATTAATTTTCCATTTAATTACAATGGTTCAAACTCAGACATTAACCTAGTTATTTACGACGATACAAATAACGTCGAGCTTTACAATCAACCAATCGAAGCAACGAACGGTGGAAATAAGATTCTTAAAGCTAATTTTATAATGCCATTAACTTGCGCTAATTTAATTGTAGGCTTTCATGTTAAAGTATTAGACTCAGGAAAGATTTTAAACTTCGACGATATTCAAGTAAGTGACGACACTTTAAAGTACACTGACATTTCTAATATTTCTGAATGGCAAAGCTATACTCCAACCTTTGCAGGGTTCGGAACGGTTTCTACTTCAAACATGGCATGGAGAAAAGTGGGAGCAAATATAGAGGTTAGAGGTAGATTTACAACAGGAACGCCTACAGCAACAGAGGCGAGAATTAGCTTTCCGCTGAATTATTTATCTATCTCTAATATAACAAACCCTAATATAGTTGGCGTTTTTGCAAAATCAACAGGACCGTTTAGTGGTTCATTTAACGTATTAACAGAGCCATCTGTGGGGTATTTTACATTTGGCATTTCTGGTGCATCAAATACGGGGTTAACAAAGTTAAATGGAAACGGGTTTATCGTAGCGGGAGAAGATGTTTCATTGTTTGCATCTATTCCAATAGCAGGACTTCTCGCTAACTCCCCGTCAATCATAACCCCGATTGAATCATTCTCATCAGACACAGCGCAATTTACTTACGCTGGTTCATCTCAGTACACGCTTGCTACATTGCCAAACTCACCGATTGGAACTTTTATAACTGGAACTTATGCGGCAAGCACAAACACTCTAACTCAAACAAATGCGGCTCCACCAACTCAAACAGTAGCCGACATGAACGTGAATGGAATTAGAGTGTTTAGTAGGGCTTACAATGCTGCATCGACTTCTGGTAATCCAGCTTACATAGCTATTAATATAGGAAAAGGATTTAAGGGGCATCAGCTAAGTTTGTACAAAAGCGTAGGTAAGGCCACTTCTGGAAGTCTTGACTACATGATACAGTCTACCAATTCGTATCAAACAGGGGTCGATCTTAAGGGCTATAATGAGGCTACGGGTATATTTTTAATTGATCTAGGATACAAAAGAAATACCACTATAACGTCACACGATTTAAGCTTTGAAGATCGCACTCAGCAAACTGACGGCTATCTCGTAATCAACGCTAGCAAATCTCCTGCGCTTGTCGGAGTGCCTGAGTTAATTCCAAGGATTGCGACGATAAGCGATGTTAAGGCAAGCGGTTCTTTTGGTGGAACATTTACAAGCGGTTCATATCAAACAAGAGTACTAAATACCTTAGACGATCCGACCGGAATAGTGACATCTCTTACCTCTAACCAGTTTATTCTTCCAATCGGAGAATATAATTTTGAAATTTTTGGTACTGCTTATAGAGTGGGAATACATAAACTAAAGCTTAGAAATATAACAGACTCAACAGATGCTTTAATTGGATCAACTCAAGTTTCGGGAACTGCTGATTCAACTACAAGTGTATCTTATGTTAGCGGCAAGGTGGTTCTTGCGGCTCCAAAAACTTTTGAGCTTCAACACAGATGCACCACAACGGTTGCAACAAACGGATTCGGGGATGCAGCAGCGTTTGGAGACACAGAAAGGTATTCAGAAATTACAATTACAAAAGTTAAATAAGGAACGATTATGATTATAGAATTGTTATCACAAAAAGGTTTCGTTGAAGGTGTGGACTTTTCCTTAGAAAACGACACACTAACAGCATTACCCAAGACTAGAATGGTCGATCAAGAAATCGAGCATCCTGCCGTAGAGGAAGTTTTAGGAGCTGAAGGAGATGTAATTACTCCTGCACAAGAGGCATACACTGAGACAATACAAGTCGAAGAAACATATTACGAGGAACTTCCAAGCCTTGATTCATTAAAGTTTGAAGCCGTAAAGAACAATGATGCGGCAATGGTCATTAATGAATTTTTAAAAGGAAAGCAAATTGCAGAAGATGACTCTATAAACATCGATCTTTTTTTATCAGGCGATCAAAGCGGTTGGAGATTTACTAATATCGTTGCACCAACGGCATCAGAGCTTTTCGATCTAATATCCCTTTCTCAACAAACCAAAAGCCAATTAGAAATAAATGCAGAAGCAAAAGCCTTCTTAAGTGGAAGTGACTGGAAAATTCTTAGACACCGAGATCAACTCGAAATGAATATTCCAACAAGTTTAACAAGCATTGAATACGATAATTTATTAGTTCAAAGGCAAGAAGCTAGAGACAGCATACAGGAGTAGATATGGTAGACTTTTTATTTCAATGGATAAAGGGAATCGTTGCCGCTTTAAGTCTTGTCCTTACAGCTTGGATTTGGCTTATAACTCATATAGACAGTAAAGCTGAAGCAGTAGAAAAAAGAGTAATGGAAATACGCCAAAACGACATGGAACATTTGGACAAAAGACTTAATTCAATAGATAATAAATTAGACATACTGATAGGGGGAAGAAAATGAGCAACGATCTTTTTAAAATGTACGGCAAAGGTGAGCTTGACTCTCCTGCTTCTTTTGCGGCAGCGATAACACCTAATGATAGCACTGATCTTACTATGGCAACAAGAGGCATATACATCGGCGGCGATGGTAACCTATCCGTTGTGACAGTTGGTGATCAGACAGTCCTCTTCTCTAACGTTGTGGCAGGGAGCATACTTCCTATCAGAGTTAAAAGAGTGATGGCCACAAATACCACTGCTACTAATCTTGTTGGAATGTACTAATGTTTGGAATAGGCATAGGTGTATCTATTTCTAAAATGGGGTCTAAGGGCTCAAGTGCGATAGGCACTCCTACTGCTGCATTTATAGACGACGGTCTTGTATTATGGCTTGACGGTCGTGACCCTGCCACTATGACTTTAGCAACTTCAAGAGTCGACGAGTGGAGAGATAAACAAGGTGGGTTAAATAAATTAGCAACTTCCTCTGCCGGAACGGGGTTTAATCCTGCGTATCTCGCAACGTATTTTAACAATCAAGGCGGAGTAAATTTCAACAGTGATATCTTAGAAAGTCCTGCGGCTTTCACAGATATGAATTGGGAAACAGGGTTTACCGTTTTGGCCGTTGTTGAAAAGACTGCAAGAGCAGGGAACTATTTTTCAGCTTCTTTAGGGCAGCAAGGAATTTTAGGCTTCGGTTACGGTGAAAGAATTAGTTCAGGAAGTGCAGCCGGAAACGCAGCTTTCGGGGTGTCAAGAAACGTATCTACAATAATTGGTTCAAGATATAACGGAGCTTGGAAGTTCTTTAGAAACGACGAGTCTTTTGATCTTGCTCATGGGACGAATCAGGTCGGAACTGGAAACTTTAGTAAACTGTCTTTAGGTGGTTGGGTTGGAGTTAATACTGCCAATCATCGAACTGCTTCATACTTCTTTTACAATAAGCCTTTAACAGATACTCAAATAACTCAAATGCAATTATGGATGATGAATGAGTTTAGCGTACCTGCGATTCCTGACAATGGATTTAATATCGTAGTAGATGGAAACTCTTTGGCAGTAGGAACGGCAGGGACTACGAGTGCTACTATTCATGATGGTATTATAGAAGCCAACGGCCCTATCGTTGGAACGGACTATGAGAACTGGTCGATCGGTGGAGCTACGACGGTTTCACTTGAGTCAGATGCCTCGACGAGGATTGATTCAAGGTTAAGAACTGTGCCCGACACATCAAAGCAGATTTTAATTATTTGGGAGCTTGGAAACGATATAGGTCTTAATGCCACTAGAACAGGACTAGAAGCGTACAATAATATTAAGACTTACTGCCAAGCTAGAAAAGCGGCAGGGTGGTCTAACATAATTGTAGGTACTTGTCTTCCAAGAAAAGCAAGCGCAACGGTAAACGCAAATTATGAAACAGAAAGACTTGCCTGTAATACACTAATAAGAGATGCTCTTACTAATAGCGAAACTTGGCTAGATGCAATCGCCGACTATGGTGGAAGTGCTACGATAGGAGCAACGGGGGCAGCAGACGTGACAACGTATTATAATGCAGATGGGATACATCTTAATAATACGGGGCATATCCAAGGTAAAGCTATTACGACAGCAGCGATTAACTTGATAACGGGGTTATAATATGTCGGCAGGAAATTATAATATCACAATAGAGCAAGGTGCTACTTTCTTCATGACTTTAAATCTTAAAGATGAAGACGGTGTGGCCATTGATCTCACTGGCCATACATTTAGAGGGAAAGTTAAAAAGACTTTTGCTGACACTGTTGCCGTAGCTACTTTTTCTTTTAATGTTTTGGACCAAACAGCCGAAGCCACCAAAGGAAAAGTCGAGGTCTCTATTTCTGCAACGGATACTGCGGCCATTGTTCTCACTAATAAAACGGTAGAAAGATCTTTGACAAAAATGGCTTATGACATTGAGTCAGAAGACGTATCAGGATTTGTGAAAAGATGGCTTCAAGGATCGGCAAACATAAGCCCTGAAATTACTAAATAAAGAAGGATACTATGGACAGTATAATCGAAGTAGAAAAAAGCCTTCCCGATACATTAATCATTGAAGAGTCCGTTGAGAATGTAGTAGCTGAAATAGCTACAGAAATAAAAGTTGAAGTGGTCGACGAGAAAGAAGCCGTTGTTCAAGTTAAAGACTCTGAGACAATTGACGTCGAGGTGACAGAGTCTTCACCTGCAGTCATTGAAGTTCAAGACCGAGGGACTCAAGGGCCTCCGGGGATTGGATGGGTATAAAATAATTAAATAAAATCCAAGGAGGGTTTATGTTAGAAGTAATTGAGTTTTTAAAAGGTCTTCCAGAAATCTTAGTAAAGTTTGAAGTTCTGCTTCTTGCAGCTATCGCTTTTTTTATGGTCATTCCGGGCGATCAGCCTGAAAAGTTCCTTCAAAGCGTAGTAGACTTCATCAAAAAGTTTTCTAAGAAATGATTCCATCTTTACTTGGTATTCTAAGAGAAGGTCTTAAGGCTTGGAATACCAAGGAAGGTAAAGAAATTTACGAACGTTATAGAAAAGCAGAGGCAGAGTATGATGAACAAATGGATAGAAAATCTAGGACGGGTCAGTACTCTCAGCTTGCTGTTGATAGGAGCTTGCGCACAATTAGAGAAGTCTCCGACGCCTATTATAAATACATCGTCTCCAATCCAACTGCTTAGCATCGACGAGGTTGGCGGACCTAAGATCCCTTTCAATAACCAAGAAGCTTTCTTCCCTATTCATCCGAGTGGCGTAGGCGTCTATTATTCGTGGGACGTTTGCGTAAAGAAATTTATCTGGTGTACTAAGTGGGAATACAAAGAGATAATTTTTAGGTTCGATGATGAGAATGTAATGAGGTGGTTCATTGGCAACAACTTCGGATTCAAAAGACAAGAAAGTCCTAAGTAAAAAATCTGATTCACTATCTAATCTCTACGCTCAAAAAGCATTGGCTCTTTCAAGATCAGATACATTAAATGCTAAACGAATCCAAGCAGTCATTGATTGCATAGAGAAAGGTAAGAAGAAATAACTAGACTTATTTTAGATATTCCAATGATAATAATTATATGGACATTCACGAAGCGGTTCAATTAGTAACGAAGCTTTATCACGACACAGGTAAAATACCTGTACGCCACGAGGCTCAAGTTGCAGGGCTTACTGAATGGCACATGAAAAAACTTGGATGGAAAAACATTCTTAGTTCAGCCGGACTTGATTCAAAAAATATAAGTAGCATTAAGAAAATAGATAACTCAATATTTGAGAAAGATATTTTTGAGCATGTAGAAAATTATGCGCCTGTTGATTTTAAAAGTCCTAAAACAAACTCAAAGATATTGGTAGTCGGCGACCTGCATTTTCCTTGGGTGTACAAGAAAGGACTTGAACTACTATATGAGTTTAATAAAACCGAACAGCCTGACTACATTATTCAAGTCGGAGATGCTTACGATATGTACGCCTTTTCTAAGTTCCCTCGATCTCAGAATATCTATTCTCCAAAAGAGGAAGAGCAACTAGGTCGTGAGGGCTTGGAGTTGTTTTGGCGCAGGATGCGCCTTGATAACTCTAAGGCTAAATGTGTTATGCTTCATGGGAACCACGACATACGGCCTATAAAAAGAACGCTTGAACATGGCGGAACTTTTGAACACATTGTTGAAAAACATTTAAAAGAGATCATGACCTTCGAGGGTGTTGAAACTGTTTATGATTATCGTGAAGAGTACGAGATCGAAGGGATACTATTTCACCATGGATTCCTATCAGGGCTTGGGCAACATAGAGACGCCACGCTTAGAAACTTTGTGGCAGGACATACTCACAAGGGCGGAGTGTCTTACCGTCGTATTAGAAGTGAAGTTCTTTGGGAATTAAACGCAGGATTTCTTGGAGATCCTGAAGCTAAAGTGTTTAGCTACACAGCGTTAAAGAAAAATAACAATTACACTTTGGGTTGGGGCTTTATTGACAAGTACGGTCCTCGCTTTATACATATTTAATATGAGAACAATCAAAGCAATCTATTTACATTGCAGTGACTCCGATAGACCTGAGCATGATTCAGTCGAAGTGATACGGGAGTGGCATACTAAACGAGGGTTTACGGGTCCGGATGGCGTTAGTGGAACAAAAGACGATATCGGCTACCATTTTTTTATTACCCGAAACGGAGAGTTGAACAAAGGGCGAGACGAAAATAAGATCGGAGCCCATGTTAAGAACCATAACAAGTTCACCCTTGGAGTCTGCTTCAGTGGAAGAACCTTCAAAGATTTCCATAGTGAACAGTTTATCGCAGGAAGGAAGTTAGTCCTAGAACTAATTGAGAAATATAAACTTACAAAGAAAGACGTTAAGCTTCACCGAGATTCTGACTCAGGTAAGACATGCCCTAACTTCTCTTTAAAAGACTTTTGGCAAGAAGACCCCTAGTGCAATTAAACCTATGGGGTATAGGCTAAAGGAGAGACCACAGGGCGTACACCTTCTCATTGCACTCAAAGCGAAAAGCTTCCGTACGCTGCCCTTGCTAGAACCAGTCTAGTAGTTGGCTTACATAAATCGTATTTATAATTATTGATAAGGTCTACACGCACATATAGAATAAGCTTGACGGTTGACGGCTCTTTCGAGTTCTTGTCTTCCCCTCAGATTATAAGGGCTCACCTTCAATCGTCGCCTAGATAAAAGCGTCCAATGGGTTGTCAAATTTTCTCTTCCATTTATTTCTTTTCTTAACAGGATCAAAGTCCTGATAGCACCCTAAAGAAAAGAAAGCTTTCTCAATACGATAGTAAATCTGTTGCGTATAGTTCTTAGAAAGAAATCCTGTACCGACTAGATATTGAAAGGCGTCAGAAGTTGTCCACTCGGATCCGAAGAAGTCGAGGGCATTTGCCAACGGTTCTCTTAAAGGATCTTCTTGATACTTAGGTGCAACGACTTGCTCTAAAAGATGATGAGGCATTTTATAAAACTCATAGCCTTCACGAAAGTAATGAACTCCCTCCGCAAATAGTTGGGCCCTATTCATCTTGATAGAATTAAGATCGATGTGTCGTGCACTCCTTGGAATTTTTACCGGCCAGAACCTTCGCTCTCCCATATCGTACTCAAGATATTTTGTACTGTTAGTTGTTCCAATGAAAACAAAACTTCTCAAATTCTTCACTGATCTCTTAGCAAAGAGTCCTCTAATGTCGTCGAATCTTTTTGATAGTACGTTCTTAACCTGCTCAGACTCTTGACCTATGACACCGATAAGTTCAGGCAACTCAACCACAACGGCTTGGTGCATTTGTCTTAAGTCATCAAGGTTCTGGAAAGCCTTAGCTTGGAAAGGTGCGTATGTATATTCACCTCCTATAACCTCGACGAGTGATGATTTCCTTATGCCTTCATGCCCTTCGATAACTACCATACTGTCAAACTTACAGCCTGCTTCAAGTCCTCTTGCTGCTAAGGCAGTCCAAAGATTCTTGCCTACGATCCTTATGTACTCAGAGTCTTCGACTCCACAATACTTAACAAAGAACTCTTCGATTCTAGGTACTCCGTCCCATATAGCTTTAGATAAAAACTCTTTATGAGGGTCAACGGTTCTTGAAGTCATAGCGATCTCAAGACCTGCAACGATTGTTTGTTTTCTAAACTTCTCTAATGATAAGCCATCGAAGCCCTGAATTATTGGAATGATTTGATTTACGATCTCTGTATCCGAACATGACTTTCCTTTAAAGACGTAGTGTCCACTTCTAACGTCAGTGTATAGTTCCTCTTTAGAAAAGATAGCACATATAATTTTAGAGGCGTTAGTTTCTGATGGCTCTATTCTTATTGATCCATCTTTCCCCCAACCGATAGGAATCTTAGATCGGTCTAATATTTCTTGAGGTGAGAAGGGGAAAGCTTCACCGTCTTTAACGATAGTTGTGTCGTGGGCTTTAAGTATTGCGAGTATTGTTCCCGGCCCTACGTTTCCTTGTCGACTTGCTCTGTCTACAATGTCCTTAGCTTTGAACTCATCGCCGACTTGGTACGATTTATTAAAGGTCCAAAGTAAAGTAAGGTCGTCGAGTGTTTCAGGATCTTCGACTCCTGCTTTCAACGAGAACAATCCGTCTCTCCACTCAGAGTATGAGAGTGCTAAGTTTGGACAGATGTACTGCATCTTTTCTTTAATGAATTTAATCTGCTCAGCCGAGAAGGGTTTATGAAGTTCAAGACTTGTGACACTTGATGAATCAAACTCTTTTACGGGCGCATGGTTTTTGACTTGATGTATGTGCATCATGAGTGAAGGCGGAGCTACCTGTATGCGAGCAACATCAAGGGCGTAAACGCTATAGCCTTGAGAAGGGGGAGCACCTACCCAACCGTTATACTTTAAGTCCACGCCTTTAGCTAACTGAGAAGGCGGAGAAAAGCTTTCAGGATTAATAGAGTCGGGGAGTTTAAAGTAATAATGAAAGCCACCGCTTGGGGATCTTACGGTGTACGTTTCAGGGATACTATTCTCTTTACTGAAAAGGCTCCACCATTCACGTCCGTCGTGCTGATGGCTTGGACCTTCGACGTCGACGTCGACGATTATTAAACCGTTCTGTTTCGCAGGAATCCCTATGCACTCAACGCCTCTTTGGCATAGGTCTCTATAACTGAAAGTGCTAACCACGTTGTCACTATAGTCGTGGGAAATTTTTGTACCTTTAACAAATCGAATAGCTTGTAAGTCTTTCATGTGTCACCTTTTAAGACTGATTAAATAAAATCCGCAAGCGGTGTTTTGGTTTCCTCTATTTGTTTAAATGGGGATTCAACTTCTTCCCACTCAACGGCTATGGCTTCGCTCTGCTTTACAACAGTGTCGAGATGTCTAGTCGTTGATTGTTTTTGGAGAAGAGGACGAAGGCCGTACGCCACCTCAAGAAGGGTGACAAACTTCTCAAAGGGAAGTACGGCCATAGCCTCCATTCTGATTCCTTTCGTTATCAGAACAGGAATATCATTATCGGTTTGAGTTCTAACTTCATTGATTGTACTTACCGAACAATAGTTCTGATGGTTCTTACACTGAATGAGAAACGGCCATGTGCCTTCGATGTCCACGCCTATCACATTCGATGCCTGATACTCTAACATTCGCTGAGCTTCAGGGAATATATGGGCTAAAGCATTTGCGATGTCACGCTCGAATTGCTTTCCTTTCTTAATGCCGTTGACTTTCTTTTTCGGTTTATTAGATGAAGTCGTTAATGTCTTGTTGCCCACTATGATCCTCCTTAATGTGCTTTATCAAGTCAGTGATGTCTATCCCTAGATGATCAATCATCCATAACACTTGATGAAAATAAAAACTGTTCCCCTCTTCAATACTTTGAATAGTATTAAACTGTTCACCTGCTTTAGCGGCAAGCTGCGAGACAGTAATCTTCCTATGTTCTCTCGCAACGGTCAAATACCTTCCGACCTTTTTGTATAAACTATTTCGTGATTCCTTAATCATTTCAAATACCTCACTCCATTTTTAAAGTCTGCGCCAATTTTCATATCGCACCATGATGGATTAACAGTCATTAGTTTATTAAATTCCTCGCCTCTATTAGGTTCAGCCTGTGCCCATATCTCATCATGAACAGTATTTAAAACATCGAAGCCTGCGTTCTCTAATCTCCACATGGCAGGGAGAAGTATATCCCTCGACGTTGCAGAAACAATATGTTCAGTAAGGAGTCCACCGTAAACAGTCTTGATTCCATACACTCCCTTATCGTCGCCTTCATACGCAAGAACGAAACGATCTTTCCACGCTCCTGTATTAGGATCTTGGAATTGTTCTTTCCTCATGTGAGCGTGATGATAGTAAAGGTATGAGCCTGAAGGTAATCTAATCATGACACCTTTATGAGGAGCCATCATAGGGCCTACAATAATTCTATTGTTACAAACGGCAACAGTCTGCCCCTGTATCGCCGATCTAAAAGCGTTCTCTAATGTGCTCCAAAGATTTACGATCTTAGGGTTTGCCATGCGATACCCATACACGGCTTTCTTTGCTTCTTCTAATGGAAGCTTAACGCCTGATTGCTTTTCAATCTGCAACTTAAATTTGTCAGGTCCGCACCCATAACCACAACTCAAGGCTGCGGTCTTACCGACTTGTCGTTCGACAGAATCTTTTCCTATCTGATCAGGAGACATAGAGTAAATGGCGGCGGCTGTTTCCTCGTACCATGTCTTAGGTATTGGACCTAAATCTAAAAGCCAAAACAAAGTCGACGGCTCAACTTTAGAGAAGTCACCACAAAGAAACTCTAAGCCTTCATCGGGAATCCATATACGTCTTAAAAGATTTCTTACAAAACCAATAGGGTCTTTGAGGTGAGGTCTTTTAATTCTTACAAAGTCGGCGAGGTTTGTGACATTCAAATTAAAGTCAAGCTTATCTTCTTTAGTGTCATCAACTCTTGGAAAGTTGTGAACTTGTATGCCTCGACCTGCCCAGCGTTTAGTCTGAGCGTAGTGGTACGATAGAATATTATAGATCCGCCCATTAAGTTTTTGAGATAGTGCGGTGGAAAGTTTTACGATTGAGGTGGACCCTGCCAAAGATTTAATCTCGATGGCACGTTTAACGTGAGCAGGTACAGGCGTTGTGTCTTCTAGGAGTTTGTCAACGGTGTCAGACTGCATGTTTTCAAGCCAAGGATACCACTCTTTAAGCCAATCTTTTAATTTAGGAGAGTTCATTTTTACTTGGAAGCTTACACACTGATCGAACTCAGCGATAAGTTTAGGAAGGTTCTCAGATACAATAGAGGAGAGTTCGTTAAGAAGATCCTCATCAAGTCTGAGTCCTCTCATGTTACGCTTAAATGTCCACTCCCAAGCCCAACGTTCAGTAGATGAAAGTCGAGGACATGAATAATAAACATCTCTAAGCAGTCGGGTATCTGTCTTACCATAGAAAGAAAAACGTTTCCATTCCTCTTCAGTAAGCTCAGGGAATACGCCTTTAGAATTAGGCTTACATTGCTTAAGCATGATCCTTCGACCTTCAGGGTCTTTACCATACGGAAGCCTTAGAACCTTAGCGGCCGTATCAAGTGCGCCACCTACTCTAAAGTGAGCAGTGATGGCAGCGTTATCTTCAAGGTCGTCGATTGATGGACGAACCATTCCTTTAATTAGTTTTGAGAAAACATTAATCCATATCATGTAATCGAAGCCAATGTTGTGAGCGATCATCCTGTACTTATGCGGATTGTATGCAACATCAAGAACTTCATAAGGTATTGACTGACCTTTACGCCATTCATTTACTACGCCTGTTCTACCAAAGCACCAAGTTAAAAGAGTTGCTTCAGTCGAGGGATGAGTGGAGTAAACGGCAGAGCCAACAAGCTTTAAGTCTGCACGACTTCTTGTTTCAAAATCAAAAAAGAAATCGGTTTTATAGTGCATGGTAGCCACTTGATATTACGGCTTTAAGTCTTTCAATCTCATCTTTTAATTTCTTAAAGGTAGAAGGGATGAGAACATCAATCTCCATTGGAGCTTCGATGTTTAGGTATATCTGATTCGATGTAGTCTTAGCCCAATCAACGGTAATCTTTGCGTGGTATCCGTTAACCTTAAGAACTAAAGGTTCATGTTTTTCAGCGTGGTTTTTATGGAATGTAGCTTTTACGTTGCTCACTGTTCCTCCTATGGAAATAGAGGGAGCCTTGCGACTCCCTCGTTAAGTTAAATAAAAGACGGGGACTCTTGAACCGCAGGCTTTTTGCCTTTAAGTCCAATGACTTTCTCTTGGAATAAAGGAATGAAAATATTAATCTGCTCTTGATTAAGCTGACTGATCTTCACGCCTTTAGGTAAACCTGCGATGTCGTAGATCTCGGCGAGGTGTTGAGCAATCTCTGCACCTTCAATCTTTAATGCTGTAAGTTGAGCTAACTCTTCAGTCACTAACTTAATAGCATCAGGGATTGCAATGTGAAACTTAGGTTCCTCAATGACTTCAACTTCTTCTACAACAGGGGCAGGAGCCGCTTTGGCTTTTGCCTTAGAAGCTTTAGGCTTTTCTTCCTTAACTTCTTCAACTTTAGTTTCCTCTACTGAAATAGTAGAAAGAGTTTGTGCACCTAAAGTCACAACAAAATCTTTTAATTCTTCTGCATTCTTAAACTCGATTGATAGCTTAAACATGTGGTCTCTCCTTAAATAAATCCGCCGCCGTTAGACGAAGGCGTTGATGGTGTTGGGTTCATGTCCTGTACGAATGATCCGAATATCTGATCAACGTTTACTGCGCCTGATCCTACTTCTCTTTCTCCACCATTCATTAACATGATGGCATTAAAGTTTACGCCAAGACCTTTCTTTTCTTTATCAATATTAAAGAATGAAATATTAATCACAGCATTTCTGCCTGAGTAAACTTCAGCCTCACTGATAACAGGCTGTCTTGATTGGTCAACGACTGGTGGTGGAAACTCTGCACCTGACTGAGCGTTTACCCAGTAGCATCCTTGAAGAAAAGAAGCATTAGGCTTACCGTCTTGACGAACATAAGAGTCAAACTTTTTCATCGGGTTCACAAAGTATTGCATTGGAACTGAAGGGTGAAAAATTGTCTTAGCGTTCATAAGAAAGTTATTAAGGTCGTGCATAACTTTCTCATTAGATCCTACTTTCCACGCAAACATTGTGTTAAATGTAGATCTTCCGTTCTTGTTAGTCGTTGGCTTTAAAATGTTTGGATAAAAAATCCTCCCTTCTAAAGTAAATGACTTCCTCCAAAAATCTTTGGCTTCTTGTGCGTTCATACTTCCTCCTTGCCCTCTTCAGAGCGGTTAATTATAGAGCCGAATACGGCCATCTCTCCGAGAACTGAACGTATCTTCTCATCGAGAACTTTGATTTCTTTTTTAATGGGTCTAGTACATACAAGATTTAACTTCTCTTTGCCTACTAACTTCTCAAGTTTAGCAAGCGTCTTGATCTTAGTGGTCGTCACTGTCTCACTAACCTCGACGTTGGGGAAGTGCGTTTTCAAAAGTTTCTCTTGCTCTTCAAAACCTTCACCATTTATTTTTCTATTGCCTATTTTATCGACGACCATTAAGCCTTCGATTGACTCACCATTACTCATACGGTACAGGAACTCTTGCTCCGCATCTTCCGCCACACTTTTAATTAAAGGGAATAAAGAAATGATCTTCATCATGGCTTCATCTCTTTTAGGCGTTGATACTTGGTTATTTAAAATCACGCTTGGCATGTTCATGTCAGAAAGAAACTTACCAAAATTTTCTTGCGCTAACTTTAAAGGCTTCTCAAGTATCACAGGACATTTAAGTTTAACGTTGTTAGTTCTTCTAGCAGGACACCAAAAACAATGAGATCCTTCAATTGCTTCAGCATTAACTTCACTTGATTTCTGTATAGCTTGCTCAATCTGTTTCAAAAAGTCGGCAAGGTCTGATCCCATATAGCTAGTATGTTTCGGAGCCTCTTCCGTTCTTGGTTGATAAACAACTGCATGAAAGAGATAGTCTTCAGGTATATTAGTTAAGTGCTTAAAGATCCCTGATAAATAAACTTTCAATTGTAGTGACGTTGCGCTTACGTTCTTTCCTTTCCCATGTTTATAATCAATAACGGCTGCGCCTTTTGTGCCCACGATTAAACAGTCGGCAGTACCAAAACACCCTTGTTCAGCAAAGACAGGGATGCCTTTCTCTAAACCAAACCATAAAACCTCGCCGATATTTATCTGATCATTAAGCCATGAAGATAGAACGTAGTAATACCCTTGGGCACATGACATCATCTCAAGCCCTTGATCAGTGAGCATTGCCATCTTTAAGTTTAAGTCGTTAGGAAATGGAATATCGTAGAACTCTTTTCTAAAGAAAGCTTCGCAAACAGAGTGAGCAAGTGTGCCCTCTTCAGCATAGACTGAAGTCTCTTCAGGAATATTTTGTATTAGGCGACGTCTAGCAGGGCAAGCAAGCCAAGCGTCTGCGGCTGAAGGCGAAAAGGTTGAGTGTGCTGACGGTCTAACAAAGTTTGTTAGCGCAGGTAAAATTTTAATTGTCATGGTCCCCTCGATTGTTATGGTCTTCGTTTTAAATAAAAGAGTCAAGCCCTAATTTACTATTGGAAAGCATTAAGGCTTCGACTGTGCTTGTCGCTTCTTCCTTTCGTCGTATCATGCTTAAAAGTCTTGAGTCGTTTTCTCCTGATGTTAAAAAATAGTGAAGTGTTCTTTTTGTTTGCCCTGATCTTCTTGTCCTTGCCATCGCTTGCTTAATCCCTGCATCATGCCAAAACCAACCATGGTACAAACTTATGTGAGCGTTCTGAAGGTTAAGACTTTCGGACCCTGCTCGAAAACTCATTGCGATCACCCTGACTTTACCGTCTTGAAATTTTTTCAGGTTGACTGCACGTTCTCCACCTGACTCTGCACCTGTAATAAGTACAACGTCTTTAGGATGCTTATCCCTTAAGTTTCTTAAAGGTTCAACGTAATTAGAAAAGACGACTAACTGACTTGATCCTGTGGTTAAGAAATCTGCCACCCAATTTAAAAGATAAGGAGTCTTTGCCCTTGATAGCCTTTCAAGCAATGCCATATAGGCTTCAGGCTCCTCGATGTTTGCATCTTTTAAAAGAGCATCATCATCAAGCCCTAGATTAATATGAATCTCTTCTTTATCAGGAAGATCAATACAATCTTCTGAACGTCTATAATGAGTCAATGGCTTCATGACCTCCATTAGTTTATCTTCATTCGCCACGCCTTCATAAGAAGATCCTGACTGCTCACGTCCATATTTCTTTTTCCATGTCTTCGTTTTCTTATTTGTGTAAAGCTTTTTCCAGTTCTCAAAACGCTTAAGATCTAAAACACGTTCCGCACTATCAACGATATTAGTCGTCGAGCACAGTGCCCACGTCGTATAAAGTTCGGCTGCACTGTTTGGCATAGGTGTTCCTGTAAGCATGATAAGTTTACCATGTTCAAATCTTCCACCTTGAGTACCTAACGCCACTAAGAAATTACAAAGAACTTTTGCCCTGTCGGTTTCCGGTGACTTTAAGTAATGAGATTCGTCGAATATGATCATCCTTACGTCAACGTATCTAAGCATATTAGTCGCCTTCGATAGTTGTGAATAGGGATAAACGATCATGTCCTTATAAATGTCAGGCGTCTGTTTATGGCACTCAACTTTCCAAGTCGGAACGGCAGATTTAGGCAGAATGATTATAAACTTAGGTGCCATAACGCCTTTCTTTCTTAGGTTCGCTAAGTGTTCTCTTGCAAGCCACAAAGAAGATAATGATTTTCCAAGACCCATTTCATGCCACAAGAACGTACCGATATAGGGGTTCTTTCTAAAAAACTCCATGGCTTCAGATTGGTGTTTCCTTGGTTTATAAATCATTTAATCTTCTCCGACGTGTAGTAAAGAGAGTCGATGTTTTCTCTTGCCCACGCAGCCGCTTGATCCCCCAAGAAATAAGGAACTGATAGCCTTCGAGTTTTTGTTTTTCTAAAGGGATGGGAGTATCCGCAAGGTTTGTGACAAAATTCGTGGACAGCATTGCCTACCCACATTGGGAAATCTTTTGCAATAGGTACAAAACGTCTCATATTGATTTCATACCCTTCAGATGTTGTTTGCCCTATTACTGAAGACCATGGGTTTCTTGGTCTAAACGGAGACACTAAGGCAAAAAGTCTATCGTCCTCATCGTACACTTTTACATTTTGTCTAATAATATTATAAACCTTTTCGCTTGTGTCATCGGTGTAAGCAAACTTCTCAACTTTCTTTATGAACTCAAGTTCGTTCAGAAGAAATCTTTCAGCCGCTTTGCACACTCCTGTCATGTACCAATACGTTGTGTTATTAAATCTTTTACTAAGTGAATAAATCATTTCATCTCCTCCCGTATATTTTTTAAATACTCATTAACTCTTATGTTTTTATTGCAAAGTTTACAGTATGCTCCGTATCGAGTGCATATATAATCATGATTGCAAGTTCTTTGCTCTTCTTTTTGTATACCCGAAGTTCTTTTATATACTTTCGTCTCTTGCTGTATCTTTTAATGTCCCTTAAAAGATCATTAAACCCTCCGAGAATGAGTCCTAGAACAACCGCTAGGCAGCTAACGATTAATTCTTTCATTTCATCTCCTTTATTTTATTTAAAGCCTCTCTTGCCTTCTCTCCTCCAAGCTCCTCAAAAAACATAAGCGCACCGTCTCGATATTTGTTGGAATTCCAGTTTTGTTCATTGGCATAAAAACCCAACGCTTCGATCAATAACTTGTTTTGTTCTTTGAGTGTTTCAGTTTTAGCATCTGATTTTTCTTTCTCTCCCTGAATTGCTTTCCAGATAAAAACAGAAATTTCATTTATTTTATACTCATCATAACCATACTCTAATTCCATTTCTCGGCATATCTCATCATGGAGCTTTCCACCATACATTTGATTGCCATTTTTTTCTATTTCTTCTTGTGTATATTCATCTAGCGAGTATTTCATTCTATTCCCCTTTAAAAATTATTAACCAACCAGTTTATATCATCAAAAAAACTATAGACTGCATCCTGAAAAGTATCTGTCGTCAAAAGATACAAATAAAAAACGCCAGTAATTAAATAAAAACCAATGTCGTCAAAAAAATTATTCATACTTTCACCCCAAAAAAGTTTTTAAAATCTTCATGGCCGTAATGATCTTGGGTAATTTTGATCACATCACTTATTTTCATCTCATTCGGTATCTGTTTTGAGTTAATAAAATCTTTAACTCCTTGGCGACAAGCCCCTGTGATGCAGCGATAAGCAAATATTAAATCTTCTTTTGTTTTTACATCGTCGACTTTCCATTCTTTAAATTGACTCAAATCTCTTGATTCTGTTTTAAACTTTAAATCTAAAATAGCTTCTGATTCTGTTTCGCCATGAGAGAATATATCGCCTCTTTTTACAACAAAACCTTTTTTAAAGTTAGTTTCTACTTCAAAAATATCTAAGCCATTTTCATGTTTTTGAGAAATAAGATTAGAATAAATCCCATCCGCATAAACGATTCCACGCCTTAACCATTCTTCAAAAGTTGGTGTAATCAAATCTTCATATTCTGTTATTTTTACTTTTTCTCCAAGTTCGATAGGTCTTTTTGCATCTTTAATTTTGTAAATTATTGAGGCGTTATCAAGAATTTTGTTTAACACTACAAGTGCAGAAAAAACAAAAACGACAGATGTTAAGTAACAGTCGACTCTGCTATTCCCCCGAGCTATGACTCTGCTATTTCCCCGAGCTTCGACTCTGCTATTCCCCCGAGCTATGACTCTGCTATTTCCCCGAGCTTCGACTCTGCTATTCCCCCGAGCTAAACCAACTTGAATCCAAGTATCACTAGGCATTATTTCAATATAAGTAAATTCATCAAACTTTTCTGGTAAGTCGTCTAGCTCTTTCTGTGTTTTAATTACTATTGTTTTCATTTAAAAATCTCCCTTCAATAATTTTTGTACTTCAGACATTAATGCTAAAATTTTATCCTTAGCCTCTTTTAAATTTTCGCTATATTCGTCATCTCTTAAATACGCTAAGTTATTGTAAACACTACTTAATTCGCTAAATATTTCATGAAGTCTAATTTTCTTGTTCATAATTAATTACAAACCGTCGTAGGGTAAAATGGATTACAGTAGTTTCTAGCTCTTAGTCTTTGCTGATCAATCTGCCACGTCGACATATAATTACATGAGTAAGATCTGGGTAAACTTAAACACCAGCGATTCATTTCAGTATCAACGCAGCTTAAAACTGCAATTTCTCTACGGTCACAAGTGTAACCAATACCACTCACATAACGAGTCGTGGTGTCGTATGTTACACCACCACTATGGTTCTTTTTAGAATCTTTCCCACAACTAATAAAAGTCGTGGTGATTAATGCTAATAATATTAATTTTCTCATTTAATTTTCCCCTCTAAGTTTGTGCCATATTTCTTTAAAATAAGGTGTGTAAAAAGCTAAGTCCCATTCTTCCTCGTTTCTCATAAACTCTAATGATTGGAAGTGTAGAAAGTCCTCGAATGTGTCGAAGTTCTCAATATTCTGAGAATGTTTAACTTCCCTCATTAAGGCTTTAAGTAGGTGTGCGTCTATTCCGTTCATAGTTCTGCCTCGATTTTTTCTGATATTTCTTTCCCAAAGTTCTTTTCAATATAGAAAAGCATTTGAGTCGTCCATATTTCTCTGAGCTCTTGAAGTTGTCTAGGGCAATTACCTTCAAGATCCTGAATTTTTAGCATTAGTCTTAGTTTTTCGTGTTGAACGTCAAGCTTGAAATGCTTAGCGATTTCAAGCCTTGCCATAGTGTGAAGATTGAACTTAGTGGCATTTCTGATTAAAGGGATTAATATTTCGATGTCATTCATTTTTTAAGCTCCTTCGATATAAATTTTAACACTTTTTCATAAAGCTCTTTATCAAGATAAGAAAACTCAATATTATTGTTTTCAGTATAGACTTTAATATATCCACGTTTTCCAACGCTTAAAGATCCGTAAGACGATCCCATGCCAAAACCTAGCGACCTTAAAAACTCAATACGATTGTTTGTTTTGTTATTAAATTCTCTATGATCATTCACACGCTCTTTAATAATGTCTAGTGCCTTAGTGGCTTCAGGAGTGAATAGTATGCGTCTTTGAATATCAGAGGCTATTTTGTCTAATGCTTTATCAGGATTAAAACAGATGTCAATCGTCGCCTCTTTGCCGTAGTATACGTCTTGATGTCTCACGCCTTCGATGTCATGGGCAGGATGCAATTGAGCAAAGCCTTTATTGCCTCTATATCCAGTAAAGCGTACAAAAAGCCATTGAAAGTCGTTGACCTTCATACTTAAGCCATATTCAAAATTTCTGTTTTTTATTATTGGAAGATTTAAAAGATCCGAGAGTTTTTTGCCGTCGAGTGTTCGATCATTCATTTTTTACCTCCTATGGTATTAATGATTTTTGCTAAACTACGCTACTAAGAAAATTATTTCTTAGCAACTTTTTTCTTAACTACTTTCTTAGCAACTTTTTTCTTAGCTACTACTTTCTTAACTGCTTTCTTGGCCGTTTTTTCCATTCCGTACATAATTCCACCTTTTTTAAAGTTAATAACAGAAAATTATAAAATCACTTTCTATTTAATGTTGTCAAGTATCGTTGAGATTCATTTAAAATCTTTCTCATGTCACTTAAATTCATTCTATCTCTTGCACTAAAAAACTTATCGGTTAAATCATCAGCGATCTTTTCAATCGCAGTACCCTCGACTCTGTTTCTTAATTGTTCGAGCGTTTTTTGTGCCTTAACGTCCACAATATTAAAATAAGCGTTTTGCATTTATGCCTCTCCTAATGAATAAAATTTTACTTGTCCTTTAGCCTTAGCGTTTCCAAGCGTGTAATCGATAGTTAAATCTTTCTCTACAATATTAATGAGAATAATGTCATTTAATTTTATAGGCTTTAAGAGCTTTAAAAACGTGTTGATCTTTTGGGCATTGTAATTTTGCCCTTCGATATTAATCACGTCTTTTTTCTTAGCTCCTGAGACTTTAGTTATAAGATCTTTAATTTCTATTATATTATTCATTGTGCCACCTCGATCTCATATTCTTCTATTAAATCTTCAAGTTCCATGCGGTCCATATTATTTAATGCCTCTAAATAAGCTTCTCGACGTTCATTATCACTCATATAAGACGTATCATCATTAATGTCAGGGTTATTCATTTCATACGTTAAGATTTTACTTTTTAAAACGTCCTCATATGTTGGTATTTCTGAAATACACTTTTTACATAAAGTATCGTCAAGACCGTAAGGGTTAGAACAATGAGCTAGATCAAAATCTGATCCGCATGAAGTGCAAAGAACTTTACCGTAAAATGTAAACTCTTCGATACAATAAATTTTCTTAAGCTCTTTTGTATTATTCATCTTTATGATCCTTTTCAAATTGTTTTATAAATGTCTCAAGTTGTTCGATTTCATCATCCGTTGATATTTCACTAGCAAAAGTCTCTATACCCTCAACGTCTTTAAGATGGTCTAATACAGAGAAATGGTTAACATAGTGCCCATAATAGTCTAATGTTATAACGTCGTTAAATTCGCCAAGCTTTAACTGGTGTAAGTGGATAACAGCTAAAATATAAATATCTGTCATCCAAGATTCATACTTTTCAATGATTGGATTACTTGACCCATGATCATAAACAAAATAAGCCTTTCTATCGCTTCGATTTATCGTGATTGGGTTACCATAGCAAACTTGCGCTATGTTTGTTTTATGATCAATATTTAAATAGGGACATCTTTCTTCTAAATACTCTTTAATA